ACAGTAGCCCCAGATGAAGTTTGAGCCCCTGTATCAATATATACAGAAACATCAGCCGCTGAAGATCCATCAACGTTTGCTACTGTCATTCTATTAATTTTAATTAATTTGTTTGAAGAAACAGTCATTAAAGTTGTAGCTGCGTTTGATGTTAAATTCCAACCAACCGACTCCCCTTTAATATCTGTTACTGCTACTATATTTGGATTTGCCATAATTTATTTCCTTTTTGTTTTTTACCCGAAAACGATTGCCATTGCAATAGCTTTTCCTATTCCAATTCCAGCATTTGCTTGCATGGTTGGAGCGGCTCCTGAGCCGTTTGATGTTAATATATGTCCACTAGTTCCTTCGGCAACTGCACCAAAAGCACCAGAATTGTTAATTTGTACCTGTCCTGTTGAACCTGCTGGAGTTGCTACAGTGTCAATTTCTACTTCAATTATATTAGGATTTGTTCCATGATCTGCTTTTGCAGATAATACTTTCCAAGTTTTAGAAGTTGTTCCCCATGTTACACTTGTTCCTGAACCAGAAACATATTGAAATTCTACTGTGTATCCACCTGACGTTGAGTTTTTAACAAAATAAAAATTTTCTACGTCTAATGGAATTGATACAGTTATATTACCTGTAATGGTTCCTGTTAATTCTATTACTCTATGAGCAACTTGATTTGCATCTGTCGCTGCTCCATCTGAAACTGCTATATTTGTATTTCCTGTTCCATTAACTGCAACAGAAAGATATCCACCAGATATTAATTCTACAATATTTAAATTAGTATTAGTTTTTGTTCCCCATGTACCGGCATTTTCGCCAGTTACCATTAATTCAACACCTAGAGGTGAATATGTTGATGTCATTGTTTAAATCTCCTAGTTTATTAGTTTATATTGTTTATTTAATTTTAAGTCAAACATAATTATGCAGGGTTTTTTCGTGTATATCCTGTGCTAGTTTTAGGAGTTAATCTTGTATATCCCGTACTAGTTTTAGCATTTTCCCTTGTATATCCTCCGCTCGTGTGTGGAGTTAATCTATGGTAATATTTTAATATAAGACCTGTGTCATCTAAGCTTGTAGTAGCAACTTGACCTGTTGGAAATACATTAGATAACTGAGTAGTTGTTACAGTTCCTAAAGCAGATGTTAACGATTGACCTGTTGGCGATACTAATGTTACTGGTAAAGATTCCACAGAACCAAGAGTTGTTGTAGCTGATAAACCAGTTACTGCAATAAGAGGATTAGAAGTAAATCCTAAAGTTCCTAAATCTATGTCAGCGGATATACCTGTAACTCCCATTATATCTGCCGGTGATAATGATCCAACTGTAGATGTAGCAGACTGACCAGCTAAACCTACTGAATGATCGTCTTCCGTTAATAATCCATGTGAAGATACTAATCCTAAACCTGTAAGTGTAAATGTAAGATCTGATTTAACTAACGATAAAGAATTTAATTGAATGTCTGCAGATAATCCTGTTAACCCAACAACATCTTCAGGAGTAACTGTTCCAAGAGTTGTTGTTGCACTTAAACCAGTTAAATTAAATACTGCTGACTCAACTGATCCCCAACCATTTTGACCCCAGTTAAGTGTACCCCAACCTGGTTTAACTTCAATTAGTTCGTCTGGAACTCCAAGAGATGTTGTAGCTGAAAGACCGGTAAGTGTAACAATAGGTGTATCACCCCAAGATTGATAACCCCAAGTTTCTCTACCCCAACCTTGTTCAACAAAATTAGTATCACCCCAGTCAGCTCGTCCCCATTCATAACGTCCCCAACCTTCGGGAACACCTGAATAAGCCAGGCCTCCTAAATTTGAAGTAGAAGAAAGACCCGTTACTGAAAATGTAACGTCAGCCATTTTTTACCCCTATGCTATCTGAATGATTGCGTTTCCTGCTGTCTGTGCTGGAAATTGAATTGTGAAAGTTCCGCTAGTAACAGTTTTGTCTGCACCAAAATTAATTGCGCAAACTGCTTTGTTAGAAGCAGAAGAATTATAAATTAAACATCCTCTTGCTGTAAAAGAAGCTGATGAACCCCAACTTGTATCTGCAAACTTACAACAAGCAGTGTCACCAGATAAAACTGGAGTTGTACTTGTTAAAGTATTTCCACCAGCTGAATAGCCTGATGAAGTAGTTGTAACTTCGTATGTGTTTGTTGGATCAGCAGTGGCGTCTGCTGGTGCAGTATACGCTGTTGTTGATTTACTTAAAGTTGCTGAGTTACTTGAATATAAAGCTATTTTAAAATTGTCTGTACCATTAGTAAAATTGTGAACTTCTACTAAAATTTCTTGTTTAAAGCTGTTACAAATTGCCGATGTTATTGTCATAAAAATCTCCTAATTACTGAGGCGCTGACGCGATTGGAATTCTAATTGTACCATCCGTGTAATCGTCTCGTCTTCTTCTTCCAATTTGCATTGCTGCAAACTTTTGTAGTTCAGTTTTATACTTCTGTTCGTATAATGTCAACATATCAGTCGGACCTTTTAAAAATCCATATGCCTCCACTAAACATGCATAAAGTAGCCCTTGTGGGAAATAATTACTTACATAAGTACCACTCGTAGCAGTCTCTAAACTAGTTGGCATAGCATTATAATGAATAATATATTGATAATTTTTATCTGGTGTAGGGGCCACATATATAGCTCCTGAAGTAGCTGAAGTAGTTCCGGTAGTAGCACCGCCGTACATAGAATAATATTTAGGAAGTCCTGTTGTATCTTGACCTGCTGAACCTCCTTCAGTGCCTGTTAATTCTCCAACATACTCAGATATAAAAGTTTGATCACGTCTTTCTAACCAAACTCCTTCTCCTGTAGTAGCTGTTGTTGAATCATAAACTTGAATACCTCTAACAAACAATAAACCAGTAGGCATAGTAATTGAATTAAAATCTGTAGCAAATTGAGCTTGGTCTTGAAATCTATCAGAATCCATAGGACAATCTAAATTTATTCTGTGTTCAGCGTTACGAAGAAATCCATTTATAATAGCAGCAGTAAATACGTTGCTGTCTACCTCTGTGTAATTTCTAATATCTGTTGTTAAATCTGAATAACTATATGCCATAATTAACCTCTATCATTAACGGGTCCAATTGTACATTGAAAACCGCCTCCTGTTTCTGATCTAGCTGCTGCATTTACTAAAGGAACAGTAATAGAATTATAAACTGTTCTTGTAGCAGGTTGAGCCCCTGTTTGTTCTGTTGTTCCAATTGCTGTTGCTAAACGAGATCCAAATACCTTAGCTCCGTTGTCATGAGATTTAGCAGTCGTGTTAGCTAATACTTTTCCTCTGTATGGAGCTGATGTTCCACGTGTACATCCCGTTAAATTGTTTCCAGCTTTACCTGCGTATTGAATAGTTTCGTTTTCGTAAGCGCCGCTAGTAGCATTAATTTTTTCAATAACAATATATCCTGATGTTGGAAATTGAGTTGCATCATTTAAAACAACTGTATTAACCGTATCATTAATGGCACCATTTAATGTTGCCGATAATTCTAAAGTTGCAATAGCTACACCTCCTACTTCTTGTTTAACTGCTTGAAATCTTACATGAGTTTCTCCTTCATTTATTTGATTAGAAGGAAAAGAAACATTTAAAGTTGTATTAGAATTTGTTGTAAATGGATTGTCAGGTAAAATATCTTGCACTGCAAATTCTACTCTTGCAGGTCTTGCATGTTGTAATCCTTGTGGATCAGCTCCTACTGGATGTGGTTCTAATTGTGGTTGTTTAGGTTCAAATTCAGAAATATGTACCCACGCACCTGTCCACTCTTGCACCATTTCTCTATATGGAAATGCTGCCCCTGATCTATCAGAGATTGCTAATGCTCTACTACCTTTTGCAAATCTAGCCATTATATATTTGGATAGTATGTCTTCGGAGTAATGTATGTGCTAGATGCAGAACCATCTTCAGATAGTGCTCTTGCTAACTCATCCTCGTACAACAACTTCATCTCCTGTGTTCTTTGTGGTGCAAACTTCATAGATAAATAATAAGATAATCCTGAAATCATACAGGGTACAAATCTAAAAGGTGCATCACTTGCGTTAGTATATGCTCCTGCATCTTGAATTCTTTTAACGTAATAAACGTTTAAATAATTAGAAGCAGCAGTTGAATTAGGCATAGGGTAAATAGTTATCGTAACCTTATCTATAAATCTCTGTACCCAAAATTGTGAAGGTGTTCCAAGTGAAGCTTTGTTTGCTGTAGCAGCATAGGCATCTCTTGCAACTTTAGTTAAACCAGTATCTGATTGACTAGTTGTATTATAGTTTTGTCTGTAAGAAACATTTAAAA